ACATAGAGATTTACTAGATTGGATTAAGTAATGCCACCACGTAACCACAAAGATTGGACTAAAACGCCTAAAGTTGAATATATCAATTCACTAATCTACTCTGACCAGTCTTTATATGAGCAGGAAGTAGAAAATATATTCTCCAAAGTGTGGGTTCCATGCTTTCATAAAAGCGAACTTCCTAACGCTGGCAACTTTAGAACTGGTCAAATAGCAGGGCAGAATATTCTTGCTTATAATACCGGAACGGAAATCAGAGCTTATCGTAACTACACCGTAATGGAACCTTCTGGTACTTTTGTAGCTCCTGTAGTTACATCTGAGCCTAAATTGTATTGCGAGGTGAAGCATGGTGGTATGGTTTGGATTACTTTAGACCCTAACCCTACCATGTCAGTGGAGGAATGGACCTGCGGTGCTTTTGATTGTATTGCTGACGCGATTGATACGGAAGAAATGGAAGTCTTTCACTACCACAAAGCCGTAATAAATACTAACTACAAGCTGTGGCATGATACCAACAGCGAGTTCTACCACGATTTCATGCATTATTTTAATCGTGTGTCAGGTTTTAACGACGAATACTTTGCGCGGAAGAACATTCCGTTTGATAACGGACACGTTAACGTCAGTAGCTTCACAGTGAACTACGAAGAGTACGATGGGTTTGAGGATAGAGGAGAGCTTAGTTTTCCCAACCTGCCACCCAATCAGTGGTACATGGTTGACCTGTTTCCCGGCTACAACTTTAACTTACGCGGCAGTGCCTACCGCAGCGACAGCGTAACACCGCTAGGGCCAAACAAAGTTCTTATTGAGTTTCGTGGGTACGGACTAAAGAAGGATACCCCAGAGGAACGTGCGACTCGTATCAAACACCACAATTCTATCTGGGGTCCGTTTGGGCGTAACCTACACGAAGACCTCATAGGCGTAGCAGGTCAGGGTACAACAATGCGTGAGGGAACCGAACCCCGCAACATCCTACACGGACGACACGAGAACAGTACCATCCACGACGAAGTTGGTATGCGTCACTACTATGCAGAGTGGGCTAAGTGGATGGGCGTAGATGCAAGCAGTTCTGCCATAGCCGCATAAGCCTTCCCCAACCAAAGTAGGAACCAACCAACCATGATTGCAGAAACACTCGCAGGTATAGCCCTTGTGAAGAGTGCCGTAGATGGTATCAAATCTGCAATAGGAACCGCTAACGACATCGGGGACATAGCAGGTTACATAGATAATCTGTTCGAGGGCGAAAAGCAGGTACAACACATCCGCAATAAAAAAGCGGGTAGCGTGGGTATCGGTGATCAGTTTGGTGTAGATACTGTTGCTCGTGATGTAATTGATGCACGTATCGCTGCAGAAAAACTCCAAGAAGTAGCCACGATGGTTGACATGCGGTTTGGGCCGGGAACTTGGAAGGGTATAGTTACCGAACGAGCCAATCGTATCAAGGCCGCAAAGGAAGCTGCTGCTGCAGCCCGGAGAACAGAAATCCTACGACAAGAAGAGATGATGGAGAACATCAAAGTAGTAGCTCTGATAGTAATGGTTATTGCAATCGGTATTGGACTCCTGATAGCGTTGCTGGTTTCTACAGCATCTGCCCTTATTAATTAAATTCTTGACTAAACTTCAAAATTCGTATATAATACTTTTGAAGGGACTAACATGAAACAACTTGCAATAGACGCACTGCGTTACAGATATGAGGCACAGAAAAAAAGTGCAAAATACATTCTCACAAATTATCTCCAAAATCCAACAGCTATTGGGGAGCATCCTGACCTTCTTAAAGAAATGGACAAAGCTATTGGAAGTTGGGAAGAAGCTAATAGTAGGCTTCAAGCTTTGGATGACATCACAGATGAGGGCTATCCGTCCCTGTTTGACTAATTACCTTGCACTGGGTTTGCTAAGTTTTGGCAAGCCCTTTACTTGTGTAGGCAACTGGTTTTGGAAAAAACATCGTACAGTCTTAAAAAGCACCCCAAAATATTTAGGTAAAAAGTGATACGTCATCAGTTTTTAAAGCCCATGTACTTAAGGAAGACCCAGTTTTTTCCCGTGTACAGGGCAGAAGACTTAAAGCTTATACGCACATTACCCGGCGGGATCAAGCAGTACAAACTAAAAGAGAAGAAGAGTAAGGTAAATGGCTAGTAGTTATCTTGTGTTAGTAAACAATGTTCTTCGGGACATGAACGAAGTTGAGCTTACCAGTTCTACGTTTGCTACTTCTCGTGGTGTGCAGACAACTGTAAAAGACTACATCAATCGTTCAATATCTGACATATTAAACTCTGAACTAAACTGGCCCTTTACCCACGCTGAAGGGTCAATTGACGTTATTGCAGGTAAGTCCCTGTACAGCTACGAGTCCATATCATCTACTCTGAAGTACGTAGACTATGACAACATGATCCTGCAGCCTAAGAATTACATAACTAATGGCACGTATGAAGTTGCAGGTTCTGCCAGTATAACAGGGTGGACTACAGTGAGTGGCTCTCCTGCAGCAAGTTCTAAGTTTGGTAACACCCTTCTTCTTACTAGCGCAGAAGCAACACAACAGGTAGATGATCTGATTGTAGGCAGGTCTTATACAGTATTAACTCAAACGAGTGGTGCAACACTTACTTTAGAAATTGGAACAAGTTCAGGCGGGTCACAAACAAAGTCTTCTACACTAACAATCAGTAGCGGAAACGAGATACTTCTCACGGAGACAGTCTTTACAGCCACCGCAACCAGTCACTTTGTTAGTTTTACAGAAGCAGCGGGAGCAGCAGCATTTGTAAAGTTAGTTGAGTTAAGTGAGTCTGCAACTTCTATATCTTTAAAATACTTGTCTTACGAGGAGTACAGTGAAAGATTTAGAGAAAGAGATTCAAGACCTGATGTTGATAAGTTTGGTGATCCAGAGTATGTTTACACAACATACAATAACGAAATAGGTTTGACACCTATACCTGACACTAGCAATCGTAGTTTAAAGTTTGACTTCTACGTTGCATCATCTGCGTTGTCAGCGGCAACGGACACATCTATCATACCAGAACGCTTTGAGCCGATTATCAACGCCCGTTCAAAGTACTACACCTACATGTTCCGTTCTGACACCCAGACTGCTCAGTTTGCTTTGAAAGAATACGAGGATGGTCTGAAACGTATGCGAATTGAGTTGTTAAATAGAAAAAACTATATGAGAGCAGTTTAACATGCCAGATTTAGAACTGCAGGGGGTCAGCCCCCTTTCTTTCAACTGCGAAGGTGGCTTGGTGCTAAACAGGTCTACCTTTATTATGCAGCCGGGACAAGCTCTTGAGTTAGAGAACTTTGAGCCTGACGTTGGTGGCGGTTACAAAAGAATATTAGGTTTTCGTCCCTTTGTAAATCAGATTGTACCTGAAACAAACACTTCTGGTGAAGCTGTCTTGATGTCCACGCAGTTCAATAACTTTGTATTGGCTGCACGAGGCGAAAAGATATTTAGTTCTGCAACAAGTGAACTGTCTCAGGGCATCACTGCAGCCACAGCCATGACAGGTTCTGGAATATTAAATTTAGACAGCACTGATGGGTTTAGCTCCAGCGGCACTGTTCAGATAAACTCTGAAATATTTACCTACACAGGTAAAACTGCAGCTACTTTAACTGGTGTAACAAGAGCAACGAGCAGTACTACTGCTGCCGCACACGCAGTTGATGATGCTGTTTCTGAAACTTGGACTGTCAGAGACACCGGAAGAACAAGCGCAGCCCGTTATAACTTTGAGCGATACAACTTTGACGGCAATGAAAAAATTATAGTTGTTGACCAAGCCAACGCTCCTACAATATTCAATACGTCTCTTGCCGCAACAGATGTTAGTAACAGTGCCGTAGCTGGTGCAAAACATATTGCTGCTTTTAAGAACCACATGTTCTACTCTGGCATGGCTTCTACACCCCAAGAAATAGTATTTAGCGAACCCTTCGACGAGGATGGGTTTACTTCAGGGGACGGTGCCGGAAGTATTAAAGTTGACGACACAATTGTTGGTTTACGAGCTTTCCGGGGTGACTTGTTTATCTTCTGTGAGAACAGGATATTTAAGTTGGGCGGTAGTTCGCTTAGTGACTTTGCAATTGTTCCTGTTACTAGAAACATTGGATGTGTAAATGGTTTTACCATCTTGGAATTTGCTGGTGACTTGGTGTTCTTGGGGCCAGATGGCTTGCGTACTGTTGCTGGTACAGCCCGTATTGGTGACGTTGAGTTGGGTACCATAAGCACTAACGTTCAGCAGTTGTTCAGGGATAACCTGACTAATGCAGAAGCGTTTGTTTCCCTAGTCATACCCGACAAAACCCAGTACCGCATCTTCTTCTCAAAAGAGGGACAGGCACAGACATCTTCACTAGGGGCTATCTGTGTTATGAAGGGACAGGCGTTTGAGTTCTCAACTATGAAGGGCATTCGCCCTGCTTGTGCGGATACGATAGTCGAGGCAGGAGATGTGATAGCTATACATGGTGGCTTCGACGGCTTTATATACAGGCAGGAACGAAGTAATACATTTGATGGTGCCTTAATCAACGCTAAGTACAGAAGTCCTGACTTGAGCATGGGCGACCCCGGAGTTCGCAAACACATGCAGCGGGTCAACATCAACTACGCACCAGAGTCAACCCTAGACGCAGACTTGTTTGTAAGGTACGACTATGAATCAAGTAACTCTGTTCGCCCTGCACCCTATCCGTTAGACAGCACGAATGTTGCGGGTACATATGGTAGTTCAGTTTATGGCAGCGCAGTGTACGGTGGACCTTCACAACCTATTGTTCGTAAAGCAGTAGAGGGTTCAGGATTTGCTGTAGCATTACGAGTAGAAGACGGGGCAACCGCTACTGCCCCATACACCCTAAAAGGGTTTCAATTAGAATTTCAAGTGGGAGCAAGAAGGTAAATGGGCGCAACCTATACACGACAGTCCACGTATGCTGACGGCGATACAATTTCCGCTGCAGATACCAACGACGAGTTTAACCAACTACTTGCGGCATTTGCTGCAAGCACGGGCCACACGCACGATGGAACTGCTGCAGAGGGGGGACCAATCTCTGCTCTGTCAAGTAACAGCATTACTTTTGGAACAGGTGCAGACACCGACATTGCAATTACCTTCGACGGTAATACCAGTGACGGCGTTCTTACATGGATGGAAGACGAGGATTACTTTCAATTCTCTGACGACATACTCATGTCCACCACAGAAAAGATACAGTTCCGTGACACTGCAATATACATCAACTCCAGCACAGACGGTCAACTAGACCTAGTAGCTGACACAGAAATACAAATTGCAGCCACAACCATCGATGTAAACGGCAACCTAGATGTTAGTGGTACCGTTGTTGGAGCTAGTACAGTATCGGCAGGTACAGCGTTTGTTCCCGACGCAAGTGATGGTGCCGCACTAGGTACATCATCCCTAGAGTTTAGCGACTTGTTTCTTGCTGATGCAGCCGTAATTAACTTAGGCGCAGACCAAGACGTAACTCTTACTCACGTTGCTGACACAGGCGTTCTTTTAAACACTACTAGTGTAATCCAGTTCCGCGACGCCGCTATCAATATTGGTTCACCTGCAGATGGTGACCTAGACATCAATGCTGATGATGAGATTGAACTAAACTCTACTCTCATCGACATAAACGGTAATGTAGACATCTCAGGTACTTCAACTCTAACTGGCAACGTAACATTAGGCGGTCAGTTAATAATGCCCGACGTTACTGCAGGACATATCCTTGTTGCAGACGGAACTAGCTACGAAGAAAAGGCAGTTGGTGACCTTGCTGAAATATCCACAGTAGCAAACGATGACGTATTCCTTGCTGTAGATACATCAGGGGGTGGACTTAAAAGAATTACAAGAAGTGCAGTTGTTTCTGGGCTTGCTACATCAAGTGCCATATCTAACGTGGTAGAGGACACGACTCCCCAGTTGGGTGGCAACCTCGACATGAACGGCGCGGATATTGTTACTACATCAAATGCTGACCTTGAACTTGCTCCAAACGGAACAGGTCATGTAACTGTTAGAGGTAACACTAATCAAGGTACTATTCAATTTAACTGTGAAAGCAATTCTCACGGACAGAAAATAAAAGCTGCACCACATTCAGAAAGTGCCGATAATGTTTTAACGCTTCCTAGTACTGGAGGTGATGCTAGATTAGTATCAACAGCTTCAACTGCTACACTAACAAACAAGACACTCACCAGCCCCGTAATCAATACTGGTACTTTCGGTACATCTATCCTTCCTGTTAGCGCAGACGGCACTACTCTGGGTTCTGCATCTAAGGAGTTCAGCGACTTGTTCCTTGCGGATGCAGGTACCGTGCAATTTGGTAACGACCAAGATGTAACCCTGACTCACGTTGCTGACACCGGGTTGTTACTCAACGCAGCAATGGTAGTTCAATTCCGTGATTCTGCAATTAACATCGGCTCTCCGGCTGATGGTGACTTGGACATCAATGCTGACGATGAGATTGAGTTGAACTCAACTCTGATTGATGTAAACGGTAACTTAGATGTTAGTGGTACAATCGTAGGCGCAAGCACTCTTTCTGCAACAACAGGAACATTTAGTGGTATTCTAAAGACAGACGATGCGACTGATGCAACAAGCACAACCGATGGTTCTCTACAGACTGACGGTGGTTTGTCTGTTGTTAAGGATGCGGTGTTTGGTGATGATGTCATGTTGTTATCAGATAGTGCCGTACTAAAGTTTGGTGCAGATAGCGATGTCACACTTACACACGCTGCTGATACAAGCCTAACCTGTAACCTGATGGTGGCTGCAACCACGTTTGAACCTAATGCAGATACTGCTGCAGGAGACGACGCTGCTATCGGCTATACTTCTGCTGAAGGACTTATCCTAACAGGACAAGGTTCTAGCACAGATGTAACAATCAAGAACGACGCGGATGCTACCGTTGCCTCAATTGCAACAGGCACAACTATATTCACTATGAATGATGATGTGGGAGTTAGCGGAAGAGCAGTTGGTCACGTTACAACTGACAACGATGGCAGCTTCGACTTGGCTGTGGGCAACGACTTTAAGTGTACAACTGCCGGGAACCTAACACTCACCTTTACCAACCCAGCAGCAGGACAAAGCGGAAACGTGATGTTCATCAATGGCAGCGACCACACCATTTCTGCTCATGCTAGTGTAGCTATCAATGCTGATGTACTAACAGCCATCTCAGCCAGCGGCACATACCATCTTGCTTATTACTGTAGCGCAGCATCTGGAAACAATACCATTCTAGTCAGTGCTTCAGCTATTTTAACTTAGGGAATACGAATGTCTTTAATTAAAGCATCAGGTGCAGGGGACCAGTCAACAGGCTTTTACAAGATACTGCTTGACCAGTCGTTGAAGTTTGACGATGGCAAGGCATAAGTTTTAAAGAGAACTCCTGCGGG